AATCTAGGACCTATATTGCCTGTATTGGCGCCTCCTGTAGAAAAGTTACAATCAAGTGTATTTCTATAATTTTGAACTGTATCAAATTTGAACCAGTGATCTATAGTTATATTTGAAAAATCTCCTAAATCACCAACACTAATATAATTTGATGTGCCGTCAAAGCTAAATGTACCATCACTGTTGTAAGTTAAACTATTAGCAGTAATAGTATTATTGCCTGTTAAGTCTAAAATTGCTTCTGTGTTCGAACGAGTTCCATTTACAAATCTAGTTTCGTGGTCATTAGCTTCTATCATGACATTTGATATGCGTAACCACGCATTAGCGCCAGTTGCAGTGATATTATCGATCCATGTTGATATGCCAACTGCTTCAGTTGCATTAATTACACCTGTCCAAGTAAAGTGTGTTTTTTTACTAGGAAAATTTGACAATTGCATTTTATCTGCAGCGTCGGAACCGGCAATGTGATACGGAAAAGAACCTGTATTTCCTTGCCCAACTGCAGTTCTTGACCAAGTGCAATTTGTTTCACTTAGTAATTCGACATCCATAGATATTGTTACAGTTTGACCTGCATATCCAGCAACACTCCAATAATGCGTTCTCCAAGCACTAGGTGTTGCCGCAATGTCTTGTCGAACTTGAACTTCAAATATTTTTTGTTCCGAATTTATTAAAAGATATTGTCCCATCCAACCGCTTTGCAATGGAGTATCAGTGACAAGATTGGTAGTCGGCTTACCTCTCCAGGATTTATACAGGTTGTCCATATCATAATGAAAAACTAAACCAGTACGATTAATGTATGGACCAGAACTAATTGTCATCTTCCGTATCTCCCACGTAGCGCATCATAGTTTTGTTTGATTTCGCTTTCGGTTAAATCTCTATTATACACTTTAACATCACCAACATGGACGTATGTCATACTCTCCCAACTAAAATTGTTTCTTGTGTGAAGTTTAAATGTACTTGTTGTATTTGTTGCCATTGCAAAACTAGTGCTAGTTGCACCATCACTATGTCTGTACCATGTAATAGGATTACCGTTGTGATAGCCTCTTACATTTCTGCTACTATCCATAGTTAATACGGCATTATGCCAGTTACCATCGCTGCTCCATTTATTTGTATAACTTGTATTACTAAAGTCATAGTCGCTGCCATAACCCCAATATCCCAAATCTTGACAACTACCAACACCGTACATCCATCCAAACATAGTTCCCGAATTAGATGTGTCGTTTAAAAATCCAATTTCGAAGTTGTCCTGTATACTAAGTGGTCTGTCGGTTTTAATCCAAACGCTAAGTGTTTTTTCAAGAGCAATTGTAAAAGAACTAAATGCAACATTGTCAGTGTTTGCGTTGAAAGCACAATATCCAGCACTAGCATCTACACTGTTTAGTGTACCGTTTCTTCCGTTATTGCTCAGATCAGTTAAAGTGCTTCCCGATCCCGGAAAGCACTTAACATTTTGTGCATCAATATGTAGTTGTAATCCATCACGGATTATCCGTGAATTATAATGACTTCCCATAGTAATATTTATAGGATTAGTGTTAATGCTCCTGCAGCAATAACTAAACCTCCCCATATACCAAGTATTGTCACATAGTAACGTAGCTTTGTTCCAAAGTATAGCATACCAATTGCTACACATTTATGCATTGGTGAAATTAAATAACCAACAAAGTCTACAGCAAAGAACCAAGGCAAGTATTCAAGTCCGTAAATGCTTGTCATTAGTACAGTTAATGCACCAAAGCGTGAACTAGACCCTAATGCAAATGCACCGCCAAAGCTCATTAAACTTAGTAGAATAAATCCACTCCAAGTATTGATGTCTAGTCCAGCATTTTTCAATCCTGCTTTGATTGCATCTGTATTTTGTACTGCCAAGTTTGCTAGCATGATGATTGCAGCAACCCATGCAATCAACTTCCAATCAACATAACGTAATAATTTAGTAACGTCGAACGTTCGGGTAACCGTCATATAGTAAACTGTTAGTGCACCGAATGCCCATAAAAAACTAATGCCGTAAATGATTGCTGCTATACCTGCGACATAAGGAAGTACATAACGTGTAATACGGCTTACTTTAATTTCTCTCGTACAATCATTTAGTTCAACATCACTTTCTTTTACACCCCAAACAAGGTATGCAACAATAAATGCAATGCTTACTGATAGCAATGGCCAAATGTAACCCATAAACTGTGCGTAAGTTAAACCAAATGCAGCCATTGGAAGAATAACTGTTTTTTCTAGTGGGCTCCAAAAGTAATAATGGTGTGTGCTCACATAATCAATGGGACCAAACTTTTCTCTGCCACAGCAACCTCGGTCTGGTGCTAGTGCTTCTAGTATACCTGCACTAACTGTAACACGACCTTTAATAGGCAAGAGCCCTGTTAGTGCACTAACAATTGCAACGACAGCTTTCTTGCTTTTTAGATTTTGTTCAAAAAAACAAAACACATCATCAAACAAACTGTTTTCTTTAACCATACCTGCGATCATCATCACAAATACGATAAGAAACAAGTATTCTTGCCCGTTATATAAAAAAGATAAATCCATTATTTCCTCTTAAAATGTTTATAATATGCATGTGCAATTTTTAATTTGTTTAAAACAAAACCCATGTTATCAAAATACTTACGCTTTTCAAGCCACTTTAAATCATGGTCAGTAGCATCTCTAATATCATAACCATATTTGTGTTCTGTTATTGGTATTAGTTGTGCTAATGGCGTTCCTGCCTTTATTTGGTGTATACCACGTGCATTCCAGTAACCTTGTAAATTAATATCACTACTTAGTGATGGATCTAATATTCCTTGACAGCATTCAAACATCATGTTTTCACTATATGGAAGTGGCATCATGAAAAACTTTACACCCTTGGGTGCTACAATTTGCCATGGTGTATTAATTTTTAGTATATTAGGGTTACTCCATGGACGCTTAGGAATAAACTTTGCAATACTATCAGCACGTTGAACTTGCATTACATCTTTACCAAGTATCTCATTTAGAGTAACATCGGGCATAATCATATTAACTTGTGTTTCATCTGCTTGTATTTCAATATCATGCCATGCATGAACAATAAACCCGGTAGTAAGTATATCAATAATACCAGGACAGCGAGCAATATGTATGTTATTTTTATTTTGTTGATAATCAGCACGAGCAAGACTGACCCAATTTGGTAAAGTCTGTCTTGCTGTTGTAATAGGATATGTTTCAGCCAGTCCAGAAACTTTGCTAAAAAACTCTATCTTAGTTTTGCGTGGTAAACCTAACATTGTATACTATATTAATTCTATTTCTTGTACTTTTATTAACTTCAACTTCATGAGGCATCCAGCTTGGCCAAACAATCAAGTCTCCGTCTTGCGGATCAAAACTAAACGTATTCATAAACGGACTTAGCACGTTGCATGTCATGAGTGTGTTTGCTGGATTTAAAAAATTTAATGATCCGGTACCAGTGCCTTGCAAATAGTAAACTGCACTATAATTCCATTTTTCATGCGTATGTAATTTGTTAACACTGCCGGGCTGATTAACATTTGTCCAACTATCAATTTCAGGTGGCCCAAACAATTTAATCTTGTCATTATATGTTGGATCACGTTCTAGATAATATTTCACAGCATCATTTATAGTTTGTTTAAGTTGTGTTTCTAACCAACTGATATTAACATATTGTATTTGACCACGCCAGCAACCATCATTACTCATTCCAATTTGTGGAAAATTTGGATTATTATAAGCTTTTAAAGTTTGTTCTAATAAAGATTTACGCTGTTCATCAGTACCAACATTGTGTACTATAAATGCGTCACTTTGTACTACTCTTATCTGTTTCACGTTGTACTACTAAAATATAAAGACCGTTCCACCATTGTCGTGGATTTTCAACATCGTTTGTAATTACTCGTCGATCAATAATACGAAGGCCGGAATTTTCTATACCTTGAGTTGCTCCTGCAACCACGCCTTCCCAGTTGAAGTCGTCAAAAATTAATATAGCAGTTTCTGCTAAAGTGTCAACATAATATTCTACAGCACGTGCCGTACTATGAGCATCATGCGGACCATCATAAAAGAACAAATCAACATTTTTAATTAGTGATGTATCGACTTCAAACAAATCACTATTATGTACTTTCAAGTTTTCGTGCTTGACGTTTTTATCAAACTGGTGTTTGGTATTGTCTGGCAGCATAAAAACATCAAGTTCGGGCTGTATGTTTTCTTGCCAATTGTCAACACAATGCATTTCAATGTCTTTATTTTGTGCAACAGCGGCGGCAGTCGCACCCATTGCACTACCTATTTCCAAATATGTTTTACAATGCTTGCTCAGTCCGTATAACAAATTTTGTACTCGTGGGCTTGTTAATCCCATAACATTAATGTTGTTTTCATAATTAACACTATCAACCAATTCTTTAGCAACTGCTAGTTTATACGGATTAGTATTAATATTACTTTTGGCTTGATATACCAAATCACAAAAGTTACATTCCCAACAATCAAACTTACAATTTTTAATTTTTTTACGCCATGCATCGATTGGACGGTCTTTTAAGTTTGTGTCATTGATATAATTGTCAAACGTATTGAATAAAATTTCTTCACCACGAGCATAACGTTGTACAATATCAAGTGTATTAAAAAATTGTTCTATACTTTCACGACCATGCATTTTAAAAACATCAACATAGTTTAGTAACTCAACCCAGTCATCACGCCATGGAGGAATGTTTGCAGTTTTCAATGGAGTTGACGGATCTTCAACTTCCCACTTGGAACAACTTACTCTACTTATGGGATCTGCAAAGTATGTAGGGCCTGGGCCACGTGTGTTGTTAAACTGAAAATGTTCATCCATCATAGTGCAACCACCCAGACACCCCTCATTACCTAATAAGGCAATTTTAACATTAAACTTGTTAGCTGCACGACGAATCTTTTCCAATGCATCTCTGTCACGCATTAAGTCACGATCAATATTAATATAATTAAATCCTGCTTTAGCTAAATTAGCAATTTCATTTGGATGTGTAACGTTACGCAAAATAGTATTTTTAACAAGTAGGTCTGGAAAGTGTTTTTGTATTTGTCCTGTTGCCAACCAATGCGTGTGCGGAATTGTGGCGCTACGGATACCTGCATCATATAACTGACGAAAATTTGTTATAAACAAGTCTAAGTTTTGCTGATCTGGTCTAATAACTGTATTGTTAAAAGTTGCACTAACAGGTATGCCCAATTCGTTTTGTATATATAGTGCAGAGTTTATAGGAGAGCTGATATCGTCGAATACATCTCCCATCGCATCTTGCACAAAGGGAGGTATACGACAAGTAAAATACAAGTCGTATATATACTCTTTATGTTGTTGTAAGAACTTCAAAAATCCGTTGAACTGATTTTCATTTAGTTTTAAATTAATAGGTATGCTAAACATTATAAATTAAGGGTTGAGTTTTGATTTCCGCCTAGTTCATCTTCTTGTTGCTGTATTGGCATTGACAGGTCATATCTATTATGTAACAGTCTATTACAATCTGCAATACTATTGCAGGATTTTATTTCAGTTTCGACAACTTGTTTAGCTGCTAATAATGCTGCGACTTGAGCATTATAAGAACTGATTGCATCTAGGACTTTTTGTACCATATCTGCTAATGTAATACCACGTGCTGTTGCTAATGCTTGTAACAAAGGACAACTAGCAGTATTGTTTGCAACATATGCTTGGGCTTCTGCACGCTGTTCTGGCCAGCTATCTTTTTCTAGTTCACTAGCGGTGAGATTTAACGCCTGCAAACGTTTGTCGTATGTTTCATCTAACCATTTGCGCATGATAGCTTGCATTAATTTTGTAGTATTTGCTTTGTCTTCTGCAGTAAGATAGTATTTTTGTTTATAACTGTCTTCTTCCATACTGTTTGACATATTAAGTTGTTCAATTTGTACTGTATTGTCTTTAACTGTAATGTAGTCTCTATATGTTCCGATAAAAATCCAGGCTTTTGCTACTAGTTCGTCTAGTATTGTAGGATTTAAATGTTTGTATTCTAAAATGTCAACATGTGTCTCTGGAATATACCCAATGGTCCACAATGTCCATTGTCCGTAAACCTGAACATTTCGTCTTGTTTTATCATCAACACTTTTAAATAAAAGATACATTATTATTTTCCTTTTGTCAAGCCCAATTTTAATAACTCTACACTACCTGAACTTAGTAGTTTCATGTATTGATCACTGGTTACACCCTTTTCTTTCATTTCATTTGCATAGCTTAAATGTGCACTCATTCTCTGTTCATTACGCACAACATATTCGCTAGCTAACCGTAATACTGCTTCTTGTTGATCTGGTTGCATCATTGCAATTGCATCCATGTTTCCTACACCGATACGCCCATATGCAATCATGTCCATTGCACTCTGTTTTGCCATACGATAAGTCCAATGTTGTTGCTCTAGCTTTTCTGCAATTACTGGATCACCAACTACATCAATGAGTAATCTACCATCTTCGTATTTTCCTTCCGGACTTTCGTTAAACTTATTAATTAAATTTAAAAATGTACGCCTTTCTGAATATGCAAGTTTTAGTTTATGCATATATTTTTTATAGTTGCGTTCTTCATGTTCGATATCAATATTAATTTCTTCAAGATCAAAACCGCTTAAATTTTCAGCATCTTTTTTAAGACGATTAATTTTTACTTTACACTTACGTGCGTCATACTCAATCGCTTCAATAACATCTTCTCTACTACTAAGTTCTAACAAGTATTGTTTAATTTTTGCATATGGTGTAATTTGTGCATTACCAACAAAATGCTCTGCTTTAAAATGCGGCAAACTAATATCACTACTGATACTATATGCAACATATTTTTTTTCATCTACAGTTAAATCACTTGTGTTGGTAATTAAATCTTTAACTTCATATGTTGTTAAACTGTTTATTATTTTATTCATCTTTACCTCTTATTATCCTCGCCACACACCGTGACCACTTGACCCGCCGGGAGGACCGGTTCTTACACTACCTGCTCCGTATTCGAATCCTGTTTCGGTTATATAACTAAATTTCCAACCTCGATTGTTTTGTAAACCATCATAATTTCCTAAACAATTCTGATGATTTTGTCCCATGTCAAAGTTTTCTTCACCGCAGTTTCCTATCGGCTTAGGTACGGTGCCTATATTAAGTCCTGTACTATATTGAGTTTTTCTTAAATTATAGCCACCGTTATATGTTCCTTCGTTACCAGCGTAACCTATACCGTGCTTACTACTTATGCCTTTTTGTTGACTGCTACTACTACGGGCAATATCTGTGGCCACTGTTGCTACTTGATTTGCAGCAAAAGTAATTTGATATCCAGCAGTTGCATGCCATACATATCCATGAGTTTCTCCGCTATGTGATGCCATTCCAGCCTGTCTAGTACCGCCAGTAGTAGCAGTTGTTAAACTTTGTGCACCAAAAAATGTATCACTATTAAAATTATACACATCAATGTTACTAGTGCCGCCGCCAACCAGATATGCATAGTCTTGTTCTTTAAAAACAGTTCCACAATCGTTACGACTGTAAAGCATTGTTGCTGTAGTCCCACTGGCAAACCCTGTTTCAGTAAACATATTAATGCCTGATATTGTTGTACTTGCTGTACTCCAGGCGCTGTTGGCATTCCATGTATATCCGTTTACTTTTCCACAGCCCCCACTACTGTAACTAGACGCAGTATGCAATAAGTCGCCGAGATTTACCATTAAATCTGTTTGATGATTCATACTGTTAACATTTCTCCACGGACTTGTGTCCTTATATCCACCCATAACAAAACTTTTTACAATAACCTGTCTGTACAAATATTGTCTATTTTCTTGACTTACACGACGCCATTCACTACCATCGTATATTTCCATAGTCCTAGTTTTGTTATTAAAAAATACTTGTCCTTGTATGGGGCTAGTAGGTCTGGTCGGGCCACCTGCTAATCTTCCTGCAACATCAGTTTCACCAATACTCTCCCACGATGTGCCGTCCCACCGCCACATAAATGTATTGTGTATGTGTATTTGTCCAACAGTTGGACTTGCTGGAAAACTAACTGCCATCAGCTGCCCCTCCATCCGCAATGTCCACTAGAACTGCCAGGAACACCAGTTCTTGTACTTCCAGCGCCCAGTTCATACCCACTATCTGTATAATAATTAAACTTCCAGCCTCGATTGTTTTGCACACTATTTCCATACATTCCCATCATGTATTGGTGATCTTGTCCCATGTCAAAATTTTCTTCTCCGCTGTTGCCAATTGGTTTTGCAACATTACCTATATTTGTTTCTGTACTAAACTGCCAGCGTCTTAAATTGTAACCGCCTTGGTATGTTCCTTCATTACCAGCATAACCTTTACCTAATTTACTGTTAATACCTTTTTGTTGACCATCATTGCCACAAATAAGACTTGTAGATATTGCTGCAGTTTGGTTTGCTGCAAATGTAAATTTATTTCCTGCACCGTTTGGATAAACATAACCCGCTGTTTCTCCGTTTATACTACTCATACCATTATTTGTGCCACCTGCACTAGCTGTTGTCATACCTTGTGCAGCATACATTGTATTACTTATAAGATTAAACACATCAACATTTGTAGTCCCACCACCACAAATATAAGCATATTCTGTTTCTTTAAATGCAGTTCCGCAGTCATTTCTACTATATAATAGCGTCGGATTCCCTGTTGCAACACCAGTTTCAGTAAACATATTAATACTTGCGGTTGCTGTACTTGCGACATTATGACTATTATTTGCGTTCCAAATATATGCATACACCTTCCCACATGCACCACTCGCATAGCTTGCTTTTGTTACCAACAAATCGCCTAGATTTACCGTTAAATCTGTTTGATGATTCATACTGTTAACATTATACCATGGATTACCTGATTGATACCCGCCCATAACATAGCTGTGAGTAATAACTGTTCTATGAAGATATTGTCTATGATCTTGACTAACCGCTACCCATTCATTGCCGTTATACATTTCCATAGTACTATTAAGTGTGTTAAAGTAAACTTGTGTTTCTACAGGAGTTGTGGGTCTATTCGAAAATTCTCCTACATGATAAACTTCGTGATCACCGCCAATATTTACCCAGCTGGTGCCGTCCCATTGCCATTTTAAATTGTTATGTGTGTGTATTTGTCCTACTGTAGGACTTCCAGGAAAACTAATTGCCATAATATAATCCAATAACTACGTATATTTATTACCCTCGCCAAACACAATGTCCGCTACTACGTCCGGGAACACCAGTGGGCTCGCTGCCTGCACCCAATACTGTACCGCTATCTGTTTCATAATACCATTTCCAAGTATTATTATTTTGTGCGCCGTTGTAGTGTCCCATACAATATTGATGATATTGTCCCATGTCAAAATTTTCTTCTCCGCAGTTTCCCTGCGGTTTTACTACATTACCTATATTTGTTTCTGTACTAAACTGCCAACGTCTAAAGTTATATCCGCCAGCGTAGCTACCTTCATTACCACACCAACCTTTTCCCAACTTGCTACTTACACCTTTTTGTTGACTGTGTGCACCGGTGACACTACTTGACACAATCGTTGGTGTAACGTCTGCAGCAAATGTAACTTTATTACCAACGCCGCTATCATGCCAAGCAAAACCTTTATCTTCGCCACTAAATGATCCAGCATAACCGGAGCCTTGTGATGTTAAACTTTGAGCACTATACATTGTATTTGTTGTTAAATTAAATACATCTATATCTGAAGTTCCACCGCCTATAATATAAGCATATTCGTGTTCTTTAAAAACAGTTGCACAATCACTTCTAGTGTACAACAAAGTAGGACAGTCACCAGCTACTAACCCTGTTTCAGTAAACATGTTAATACCAGCAGTTGTTGTACTTACACCGAAGTGTGTGTTACTAGCATTCCATATATATCCATATGTTAACCCACATGCACCGCTACTGTAGTTTGCTTTTGTATGCAATAAATCACCCAAGTTAACACTTAAATCTGTTTGGTGATTCATACTGTTAACATTGAACCAAGGACTTGAGTCCTTATACCCACCCATAACAAAACTTTTTACAATAACCTGCCTATGCAAGTATTGTCTTTCGTCTTGACTTACATAACGCCATTCCTGACTGTCAGCATCCCACATTTCCATTGTGTTACTCAATGTATTGAAAAATACTTGATTTCCTACTGGACTTGTTGGTCGAGTACTTCCTGATGGTATAAATGTCATCGATACACCGTATTCGTTGTATGCCACCCAACTGGTGCCGTCCCATTGCCATTTTAAATTGTTATGTGTGTGTATTTGTCCTACTGTAGGACTTCCAGGAAAACTAATTGCCATTATTTGCCTTTCAACTTTTCAATCTCAGCTTTAAGCTCATTGATTTGTTCTTGTTGTTCTTTTATTGCTTCAATTAACAACCCAACCATGTTCCCATGTCTAACAGCCATGATTGTTTCTTGAGAATCTAGGGATTCTGTTTCATACACTGCTTCTGGTAGCACTTCATAAACTTCTTGCGCAATAACACCAGTCAATCTATCTTCATGTCCAATATAATTAAATGTGTATCCAGAAAGTTTTCCGACTTTTTCTATTGCATTGTCTAATTTTACAATATTTTCTTTTTGTCTGATATCTGAAATAGTACCGTATGCAGTGACATCGCCTGTTGCAAGAATGTTACCTTGTACATTGAGATTACCAGTCATTGTATCACCAGACTTTTGCACAAAGTTACTTGTACCAAGTGTAAATGTATCCATCCACACACCATTATAGCGTATTTTTAGTTTACCTTCATCACTGTCAAACCAAAAATCATCGTTTACTAGTGCAGTTGTTGGTGCAGTGTCACTTGTATAAATTGTAGGTACTTTTTTCCAACGTTGCCAAGTATTATTGTTTTTACCACGTAGTGCAATGTTACCACTACGATAATCACCAGCAATTTGGTGATACCAACTTGTACTATAGCTTTGTTGATACATTGCACCATCAGTAGAATTACCAGTAAAGTTGTCAACATCACTGGTATAATAGTAAAGTCCGTTACCGTCTGTGCTGTTGGCAGCTCGGCCGCTGTTACTACGTGTGTTAACAAATTGTTGTCCGTCGATTCTGTCAACTGTAACTGCGATACTATTAGTCCAGTTAGCACTGCCGTCAACACTAACACCAGCAGTACCGGTAGCATCACCTGTCAGTGTAACTGTTGCTGTACGTGCTGTGGTCCAAGTGTCAGCATTTGGATGATAATTATCCATAAAGATACGCTGCCAAGAGCTCCAAGCAGATGCAGTATCATTCATACCACGAACAAACATTCCGTTATTAAGTCGTTCGTGTGCTAGTTGAAGTCCAAAACCCTGTGATTGCTTGTCGTTACCAACAACAATCATAGTACCAAAATCCATCGAAGGTGAATTCGTTGAACCAGTTTGTGTACTGTATAAGTTATAAAAACCACTTCTGTCTATATTATCAAAGTTTTGTGCACCACTTAACATAATTGGATGTGCGTCAAACCCTGCGTCAAAGAAAATTTGTCCAGTCGCAGTATCCGCTGCATCACTGCGTAAGAAACTAGACGCTTGAATACTATCAACAGTATCAGCATCTAACCCACTGCCTGTGCCGTCATTGCCTGCATGCCAAATAGTATTTGTTCCTGCAGTAATATTTCCATTTGCGTAAACACGAAATAAATGATCTGAGCCCCAATGTCCGATACTTACGTAGTTAGAATCTGACGCTGCGCCTGCCCAATTATATCCGATATAACCGCTATTTTTGGTACTGCCTTCTTTACCTACTACTATTAGATTAGTTTGATTGGCAGTCATGTTTGCACCAAGTGCTTCTATACTGTGTATGAAAGTACTTGTACTTGTGTTATCTATCGCTAGCGATGGAGCCGAAGCAACTCCAGTAGTGTTAATAGCAACATTACCTGTTACTTGTAGTTTGTTACCATTGTCTATTGTAGTACCAATCAACACATTACCAAATGTTTCTGCTAGCCTAATGGTACCATCATCGTCTACTTCAATACTAGGAACACCAGATACGTCGTTGACACTAAAGATAGTTCCTGTTAAGCTATCACTAAGGCTAAACAATTGACCAGCATCACCACTCCATGACAACACATCTGCATCTGTCATACGTTGTACAATTGTGTTTGTACTGTCAGGACTAGTGTATGTAATATCGCTTTTAACAACTATGTCATCATTTACTGTTAGTGTACCTGTAACAAGTGCTGTGCCTGCAACTTGTAGTGTTTGATTTGTACTTGGGTCAGTGGCATCACCAAATCTAAAAGTGTTACTGTTAAGATTAAAAGTTGCTCGTACAACGTTAGCATCGGTTTCTATGAAACTTACATTCCCGTCGGCCACCACACCCATACTTCCCGGAGACAACCATTCTATACCAGCTCTATCGCTTGCACCGTTTGAAAACATTTCTACATAGAAACCATTTTGATAACTTAGTACATCGCCACGCACATCTAGTTTTGCTGTTGGGTTGTTTGTACCGATACCGACATTCATTGTACTACCATTTTTAGGTGCCATAATGATATCTGCTTGACCATACTGAGCATTCGGTTCTATATGAATTTCATATCCACTTGTGCCGTAAATAGATCCTCTATCTCCTGCACCATAGAACTGCACACCTGCATTGCCGCCATTGTTGCCAGAAGAAACTCGTATAAACGCATCGCCGTCTTTCTGTGCTGTAATAGGATAGTTAGCATCTTGTCTTCCAGTCGTGACTGTTCCACTTCCAACATAAACGTTATTGTTTACTCTAAGACCAAAGCCGTTACTTGTTCCGTTTACATGAAGTTTACCGCTTGAAGGAGATGATGTTCCGATACCAACGTTACCATCGCTAGTAATACGCATACGTGTAGTATCATTAGTCATTATGTCTAATGAATGATTGCTTATTACATTGATATGTGGTTGATCTGTTGAAGCGTTTGGTGTTCCGCCCGCACCCATCGAAATAGATTGAGATGTTTGAGTGTCATCAGCATTGACAAAAGCGCCCGGTCTCGAGGAAGTTAGAGTGTTTTTTACCTCTAGTTTTGGTCTAGAAACACCTGTGCAAGTAAGTCTTAGAGTTGATACTCCAGCAGCGAAAACTGAAAGATCAGGTATCAAAGTTAGTCTGTCAGTATCTCCAAATGTCGCATTTCCATTGATGTGTAGCTTTTCTGCTGGACTTGAAGTTCCGATACCTACGTTACTTAATATACTTAACGCATCAGTTGCAGCAACAGCACCAGCTGGTGAAGAAACAGGAGTTGTTAGCGTACTATTAAGTGTAAATCCATCACTATGTTTAATGAATAGTTGACCTCTAAAGAAAGTTCCTAACTGAACATATATGTCCATTGTAGTTGTGCCTGCTGTTCCTACATAGTAGAAATTGACACTGTTAGT